ATGCGAAGATTGTTTATAGTAGTTGTCCCTCCGCTACGGATGGGCTTGACGTGATCCACGTCTTTGCCGTCCCCCTTTGTTGCCTTGCCTGCCTTGACCATCATGCGCCTTGCTTTGACGCGCTCGCCTGTCTTCTTGATTTGCTCAGGCTTGCCTTGATAGTTCTCGTATTCTTTTGCATAGTTTCTTGCCATGACCCACTCCTAATGTTTCGGATTGTATTCACATGATTTAACTGGACACCACGGACACAACGCGGAGGACTTGGGGTTCCACACACCTGTGTTATGGCACTGCTCTAATTTAGCTACACGCTCACGATACTTCCACCACTCAGCATCGGCATTGTCGAGCGCCATGCTGTGCTTAACCATATCATTCTTGACCACGAACAGCAATGCTGACTTGACTCGGCGTATGTGCGGGAAGTGTTTGAACACCATCATCGACATCAGCTTTAGCTGGTCAATATCTGGGTAGCGGTTGTTGCCTGTTTTGTAGTCCACGACAGTGGCGGTCAGGTTCTCGTCATCAATGATTAGTAAGTCAGCGATGCCTCGTACCCATCTGCCCTTGTCGTTGAAACTACACGGCTGGAGGTCAGGCGTGATACCCATCTCGTACTCGCACAGCTTCCTGCCCGGCTTGGCCAGCAACGCATCCAGAACTTCTTGTGCGTAAGAAAATTGTGGTGGTAGCGGTACGCCATCCCGTATATAAACTTCAGCGGCAATGTGAAACTCTTTTCCGTAATATGTAGCCTCAGTTTCCTGAAAAGCATAGTTGTTAAGAACTTTGACTTCGTGATACCTGCGTGGGCATCCTTCAAAGTCTTTCAGGGCACTGTGACTCCACGTTACTTGTTTCATTAAAACCTCGCTGAGTTGATTGCAATGTTTAATCGTTTGGCAAACCCTTCAACAAACTCCTCACGCTTGTTGAGCTTGTGTTCTTCCATGTCCCGTAGGATAGCGTGTACCAGTTCGTGCCAGAATGTTTCTCGTACATCATCAAGGTTGAACTTGCGCCCAGTCGTGCCGTTGCGTAAGCCCAATTTGATCTTCTGTTCAAGATACATCACACGCCCCATGTCAAGTTTGTCTTGCATAGCCTCGACAACCTCGACTGAGTACCACTTTTCCCCGATCCTTATTTTCTTTGGCAATGTTAATTCTGTCACTACTCCTCCTTTATAAACCGCAACAAGTTGTTGCAGTCTTTGATTACAAGCGTTGCTAAATCTTTAGCGTCTTTGTGAAGTCTATTGTCTTCTTTCACATTTCTGCAACCCTCAATCATTTTTTCAAGGGTCTGCACAGTTAGCACACGTATGTCTTTTAACACTTCTAGTTGCCTGTCTTTTTGTACGCTCATTGCTTTGCTTCTCCATATCTACGGTGTGCACCACCGTCAGCGGCCAGAGGTATCCCCGGCATGTACTTCGGCTCCAACGTCATCTGCTCCAAGACCCAAGTCTTAGCGTCAGCGACCTCATCATCAGGCACCAACACAATCTGTTCATCGTGCACTGTGCCAACCACGGGGTACTTCTTCGTTACCCTCAACATTCCATCGGTCATGACAATACGCGCTACGGCCTGCGTAACGTTATTGGTAACCTTCCCTGCATACAGCTTGGTAGCATTTGGCCCGTATACCCACTGGCTCCTACCTTTGTCATCTTTCTCGCGTCTCAACTGCGGGTAGAGCAAGCTCATCCCGTTTGGTAATTCTATACGCTCTTTGCTGAATGTCAAACACTTATGCTGGTATACCCTACCCCCAAACAAACTGTCCTCGATAAGCTGTGAGCACATGTCCCAGAAGGTAGCAACGGGGTGGGCAGTGGCGCGGTAGATGTCAATGATCTTCTTGGATGCAAGGCAGTGCGTCAACAGCTCCTGCTGTGTACAGGTGTGCGGTATCTCCAGCATCTTGGTCACATTGTCTTCCCAGTCAACAAACTGCTGGGCATAGGCTTGATCGACTCCCAACGTCTTGGCAAAGGCTTTGTCGTACCTTTGCGGCGGTGCACCAAGGAATCCGGTGAGGAGTTGCGAAGCGAACGATGCCCAGCCCAAGCCGTATCCGCACCCCAGCAAAGCACTCTTCGCAGATTGACGAAGTTCTGGATGACTGTCTTTCGTGAGTTTCGGGATGTTGAACATCTGCGCGCCGAAAGCGGCATAAGGATCGCCACCTCCCCTGAAGATGTCGAGCATCTCTTGGTAATCCGAAAGCCACGCAAGCACTCGCGGTTCAATTTGAGACAAGTCCCCCACGACCAGTTGGTAGCCTTCGGGAGCCATAATTGCTTTGCGTAAGAAACTACCTCGCTTGAGGTTTTGCATGTTGATTGCGCTGCCCTTTGCCGCTGTCCAACGACCCGAGAGAGCGCCGTAATACGATAGCGGAACTGGTAGTTTTCCGCGCTGACTGATGTCAAGGAACCTTTGAGCACGCGTACGTTCGGTTGTTGATTTAACTTTAAGGCGTGCCTCACAAAGGAGGGCAACGTCCTCACGTTCACCATTAAGCAACGCTTGGAAGAGGGCATCATTTTTGGCAAATGCGTACGCTTCTTTGCCGGTAGTTTTACTGACCTTAGTCGGGGGAGTAACCCCGAGGCTTTGAAGTATGTCAGCAAACTTAGGGTTCGACGCAAGCTCACTCTCTTGTATGCCAAGCCTTTGTAGTAGTCCTTCACGCAGTTCTCCTTCTTCTGTGAGTGCTTTGATAAGCATCTGTTGGTCAAGCTCAAGCTGTGGTCGTGTGTACATCTTGAGCGTCATGTCGATCAAACGCAGTTCGGATTTGGGATAACCCTCCCCCAATCGCTTGAATATCTCCTCACACAAAAACACATCATGCGCACAGTATGCAGCGAGTTCCCGCTCAAGGTCTTCGGAAAGTTCAGTGAGTCCATTAGTCGAGTGAACGGCCTGACCCTTCTCCTGCAAAGAGAAGTCGCTGGCGAGTTTAGCCAAGGAGTTTCCAACTTCCACACCGCGCAAAGCTCTCGCCATTGATAGTGTGTCGAAGATGAAGGCTGGTCGTGCTCCGTAGACCCACTCCATAATGGATACATCGAACTGTGCGTTGTGCGCAAGCACTGCGGTTCGTCCCCAATCGACTCCAGAAAAGTATTCAGGTAAGTCTGTTCCTCTAACCCATCTAGTGTCCTCTGCGCTTCCGAACTCATGGATACAAGCGCCGAAAGATATGAACCTTTTATCACGTATGTACTCCTCTGTTGTCATCTTTGATAGTGTGTAGTCTTTGCTGTCCCACCGAGTTTCAAAGTCAATGGTGATGATGCGGTCAAATGGTTTAGTCAATTAAATGCCTCCTTGGGGGGAGCGTCCATAGTGTTTAAGAATCCGAAAAAACTGTTTACTTCCACCAACATATCTGAGGCCTCCATCTCATCACAGTTCAGCGTTGTAAGTCCTGACAGTTCTTCTCCAATCTTAATCATCAGCACAGCTTTGTTTGCATCGGGGCCATAGCATGAGATTAGCGCCAGCACCACCAGCTTGAAGTGTTGCTTCTCGTCATCGTCCATCAGCGCCAGCCGCGCTTCTATTATTTGTTCGTCAGCCATTCTTTAATCTCCCACAGTTGGTTAATGTTTTCTTCGTTCACGACAAGGGCGTAGCCCCCTGCGTTTTGTATTCTGGTCAACTCACGTTCTTGCAAAGCTGTTGTCGTCCCCTTTCCTGCCTTGCATTCAATACCAAGGAACTGCCCCTCAAGGCAACCGATGATGTCAGGTATGCCAGCCCTGCCCATGCCGTTTTGCATGGGTGAGAAGTGATACACCCCCATCTGGTCAAGTATCTCCTTGACCTTCTTCTTTACTTTTGCTTCAGGTGTTGCTGCCATTTTGCCTCGTTGAGTTTTTGTTTGTAATGAAGTGCCTTGCCTGCGTCATCGCTGCCGTCTTTCTTACCTTGGCGCATGGCGTATTTGATGATGTTGCCTTTGAGGTATCCAACGAATTCTTCATGCGTCAGCACAGCTTCCATCACAGCCCACGGCTGTACCGCCATCTCTTTGTAATGGTTGCCGCTGATCTGCAAGTCGTCAGCCCGTGTTCCGTTGAAGTGGTTGTCCATCTCTTCTCTCCTTTATTTTGTTTGATAGCTCTTGACGTAACCACTTGGCACCGCCCAAGCGTTTCCATTCTTCAAAATGTGATTTAGTTAGCCGAGCACCTATGTGTTTGCTGTCTCCTGTTAACTCACTCTGCGGTCTTGGCATCGATAGTTCCTTCATGGAATGGTGCGTTCTTTTTCAAATACTCTTCAAGCAACCTTAAAAACCCAACTTCAACACACGCACGTATTTCTGCCTGCGTGAACTCGCAAATTATTGTTGCTGTCCCATCTTCATTTTCCGTAACTGTTTTGACAATCATGCTTTTCTCCTGTTAGTTTGGTTAAAAAAATTAAATGACATTTGGTGCATCGCCAAAGCGTCCCTTGCTCGACAACCACATTGCCCCGTCTGCGTAATTTACCAAAGAATGTTCTGATTGCTTCAAGCATCGTTCTTCTCCTTGAGTTTGGCTTTTAACTCTGCGTTCTGGCGCAACAACTCCTCAATCACACGTAAATTGTCTTTGCGTCTGGCCTCTAGTGCGGTTATTACTTGTTGCACCGCAAAATTTAATGAGCTTATTTTATTAGCCAAAACTTTGGCTTGATACCATGCGTAGTCGCTTCCAGTTCCTTCTGTTAACACGCCATCTTCTTCCATGCTCATATCTGTGATGGGTGGTTTAACAGGGTTGTAAGGTTCTCTTTTCATAATTTCTCCTCCTTTAACCACGGTAATTCATCTGCCAACTTACCCTCATGGTATGTACGCAAATCATTCTTGGTGAGAGCGCACTCCCAAAACTCGGGCGGCGCTGATCGGTCAAGCGCTTCTTCCTCTTCTATGGTTGTGTCATCAAAAAACGCCCGAAAAAACGGTATCACGTAAGGAACTCTAAGCGTCATGTGTTCTTCTCCAATGTGCGCTGTGATGGGTGGGTGTAAATAGCCGTGCCAACACCTTTTTCACATTCCCACCAAATTTTGCGTGGTCTTCCGTAAATGATTTGACCTTTGCAAATATCTTCTGCAACCCACGCATAAGGCTCTTGGCTTTCCAACTCTGCAATTGCTTTGCAAGTATGGTCACAAAAGAATGAACGGCATTTAGGGCAAACGGGCATCGTATATGTCTTATGCTCATACTTGACAGGCTCTTGGTTTTCCAACTCTGCAATGGCTTTGGCGGCTACCAGTTTGGCAAAGCGTTCAAGGTCTTCTAAACTAAAACCCCACATAGTTAATCTATGTGTATACGCCCCAGAATCCCAAGCCATCTTAATGATTTCATCTTGTGTCATGCTTCACCTCTAGAAATTAAAAGCTCGGCAAACCTTTCCAAGAATTTGATGTGGTATTTTTCGGGGTACTCACCGCTGACGTAGTAATCAATCGGTGACTCAAATGTGAATGTCGTAGTTTTTTGAGTCGTGTTGTGATTGACCCACATCGTCACTTGTCCTTCAGCCTGTCTTGCCAGATTAAGTACTTCATCTTGTGTCATGATTCCCTCGCTTTCAGCATTGCGTCTGCATATTGATATGCCTTGCCACTTACAAAATCAAGTGTAGTGTTGTCGTGACTGCTTATGATTGCTTGCATAGCTTTTGCCGCAAAGTAATCACGCAAGGTCATGCCAGATACGTTGTGGTAATGAGCATTTGGAAATGCTGGTGGGTTTGTTGGTTTGTTGAACTCACT